TGGGATGGTTATCGAGATTTTGTAGGTAACTTCCGTGAAGATTTGGAAGAGCCCTATTTGGATATGTTTACTGAAGCACATATTAAAGCTATGGCTAAAACTGGCTCACTCGGTGATTATCTAGGACTTCCTACTACTTTAGTTGGTGATTTTGGTGCAGGTACTGATATGGGTTCCCCTACATTAACTATTGCAGGTGTTAAAGGTAATCAATTTGGCGGCTCTCCTGATTTTACTTATTTGAGTGGTATTCCCGTTGTGGATGATTCATCGTTACTTCAGTTTGAGGCGTTGCCTCCTGTTTCCGAAGGTACGACTTTTGGTTCTACTTATACTGTTCCATCTCCTACTACTGCTTCTAGTAGCAATAATGTTTTATTCTTGCCTACTATCTCATTTAACTTTACGACTGACGATGGTCCTGTAACTACTAGTTCTGTTGTTACTATTTCGTTGCCTACTCAACCTGGTAAAGTTAATCCATCTGATTTTTCATCGTTTGCTACTCATGCTGTTGCATTTGTGATAGCCAATTCAGAAAAGGCTGTTATGACTTATTTAGGTTGTACTCAAAAAGACGGTTCTATTCATTTGTCTTATGGTTTTCCTCGGTCTATGATAGATTTGAAAGTAGAAGGTTTTCAGATTAACTTGTATTTGAATATTTTATCCTCTTTCGGTCGTCGTATTTCTGGCAATAATACTGCTTGGGATTCATCTCTTACACCTCTAGGTTTGTTGTTAACTGATGGTTCTTATGATGATGGTATTCAAAATAAGGGTTTTACCTGGACTATGGCAAATGTTATGGCAGGAGATACGTCTACTATTAAAGGTACTTACAAGCTAAATAACGGTGCTCCTGTTGATTTGACGCTTAAAACCTCTCCGTATTATAGCCATTTGTCTTCAGACAGTCAAAATCAGATTAAAATTTCTGCTTATGCATGTCGAGCTTATGAGGGTATCTACAATGCTTATATTCGTGATAATCGTAACAATCCCTATTATATTAACGGTCAAGTTCAATATAATAAATGGATTCCTACTTATGATGGTGGCGCTGATACTAATATTTATCAGCTTCGGTATGCTAATTGGGAAAAAGATTTCCTTACTACTGCCGTTCAATCTCCGCAGCAAGGTACTGCACCGCTTGTAGGTATTACTACTTATACCGAAACTGTTGACGCTGTTGATGATTCAGGTCAGCCCGTTGTTAGAGAATTATCTCGTATTGCTCTTGTTGATGAAGAAGGCAAGAAATATCAGGTTTCATTTGATTCTGACGATGAGGGTTTGAAAGGCGTATCTTATGTTGAGCTTGATAACGAAGTTAAAATGCGTCAGCCTCGTAACTTAATAGATGTTGTAACGTCCGGTATTTCAATTAATGATTTGCGTAATGTGAATGCATATCAAAAGTTTTTGGAGTTGAATATGCGCAAAGGTTATTCTTATCGTGATATTATTGAGGGTCGTTTTAATGTCAAGGTTCGTTATGATGAGTTATTGATGCCCGAATTTTTCGGAGGATTCTCTCGTGATATTGAGATGCATTCTATTAGTCAGACAGTTGACCAAGATACAGACGGTACACAGACTTACGCAAAAGCATTAGGTTCTCAATCAGGTATTGCAGGTGTCCGTGGTGATTCTGGAAGAGCTTTAGAATGTTTCTGTGATGAAGAAAGTATAGTTATGGGTATTTTGATTGTTACACCGTTGCCAGTTTACACACAGTTGTTGCCTAAACACTTCACTTATCGAGGTTTGTTAGACCACTATCAGCCGGAGTTCAATCACATAGGATTCCAACCTATTTTGTATAAGGAAGTTTGTCCGATTCAGGCGTATAATGAACTGCCGGAGTCTATTTATGATGTATTTGGTTATAATCGACCGTGGTATGAGTATGTGCAGAAGTACGATCAGGCGCACGGTTTATTCCGATCTAATTTGTCTAATTTCTTGATGAATCGTGTGTTTAATCAGAAACCGGAGTTAGCACAGTCATTTTTGGTTATTGACCCCGAACAAGTAACCGACGTGTTTGCGGTAACGAAAGCGGACGACGGCACAGAGCTTACAGATAAAATATACGGTCAAATCTGGTTTGATTGTACGGCGAAGTTGCCGATAAGTCGTGTAGCTATACCACGTCTTGACTAGAAAATAGTTTTTCTTTTGTTTTTCCGACAATGCCTAAACTGCGCACTTTAGCCGGATTGCGTCAAGGGTTATTGTAGTAAAATATGTTAAATGCGCGCGTGCGTTTCGCGCGTGCGTATTTAATAGATTTTAGTACAATGTTCATTGACCTTTCCGGATAAAGTACCTATCTTTGCATTATCGTAAAAATTAAAGGAAAAGTATTTTCCCTCTGCGTGAAACGCAAGTTAATAGCAACTATGTTGCGTGCGTCAGGGATTGAAGGCGAGTATTGAAGCGTAGCGGAAATATGTTTGAGCCGGAAAGCCCGCCCGGACGCCCAAATTATAAACCTTTAAATTTTTTTAATTATGGCACTTAGAAAATTGATTTCGCAAATTAAGTCGGTTTCTTGCAAATTATCTTCAAAAGATATGCTTGTTACAAAACCGGATTTGGCTATTACGCCTAGTCAAGTTCAAGAATTAACAAATAGAGGTATTTCGGTGAGCTTGCCGAATGCAAAACAATTTTTGGACGGAAATGCTCTAGAAACGGCTAAAAGTTGGGATGTTGACCCTATTTTTAGACGTGATGCAAATATTTGTACTATGTTTGAACTCGAAAGAGATTCCCAGGGCAAGATTATTCGTGCCCATAAAGTTGACCGCAAAAAATTTGGTGATTAATGTACGGTTTAATTGGTGCGGCAATTGGTGCAATTTCCCAGAATTTTAATACCTCCGAATCTATTGCAGCAAATAAGCAAGAACAACAAGCAAATCGTGATTACAATTTGAATCTTGCAAAGATGCAAAATCAATGGAATCGTGAACAATGGGAAAGAGAAGCCGATTATAATTCACCTGCTGCGTACCGTGCCCGCCTTGCAGCGGCAGGAATGAATCCGGATTTAGCATACGGCAATGTTAACGGCACTGCCCCCGCTAGTCCTGGTATGACCTCCGGAGAGCCTTCTTCACCTGTTGATTATTCTGCTATTGCTGGAAAGCAAACTATTGGTTCGGTTGTTTCCCAGACTTTAGCGAATGAGCAAGCCCAGGCAAATATAGCTTTGACGCAAGCCCAAAAGAATAAAACGGATGAAGAAGCCGGAAAGACTTCGGAAGAAGCGAAAGGTGTTCGTATTGATAACCTGACTAGAGGTGCATCCAATACTCTTGAAATTCAGCTTAAACAAGGAGTTATTAAACTTAACGATTCAGTAAAACAACTGAATGAACAGAATAAGAAGAATTTACAACAGCTGTTGGAGAATCTTAAATTGGAAAGTAATAATCTTGCTGAACAATGGCAGGTTATTCGTGAAACTTGGAGCAATTTAAGAGTAGATAGAGCTTTGAAAATGATTGATTTAAAATTTCGTGAAAAACAGAATGTTCTTATTTTGAAAAAGATAGCTAGCGAAACTAATCTCAATTATGTACAAGCCTCGTCTATGACAAAACGCCTTTTGTTAGATATGGCTCTAGGAAAGACGCAAATGAATCTTATGACGCAACAAGCGATTACCGAAGTTCAAAAGCGTGTTAATATGCGCACTGAAGATTGGTTTAATCGTGGTAAGATTCGTAACGTCTATTTACAGAACGGACAGTTATCTTTTGATTTCAGTCAGTCCGTTAAATGGGATGATACGATGAAAAGTATTGATTGGTGTGAGAAATTCAGCCGTTCAATATTTATGCTTACACAGTCATTCCAAGGTGCTGCCTCTGGTGCAATTCCTAAGGCAGGCGGTAACCCGTTCTATCCGCAAGGTACGAATTGGTAAATTTGGGCAGGTTGTTACCTGCCCTTTTTACGATTTATTCGAAAATCGTTGCTCTATAACTTGATAATGTATAAGCAACTGACACACGTCTGATTATCAGCGTCTTCGATGCAGTTGCGATTTGCTTTAAAGTACTCCTACCGTGAGTAGGTTTGTCCTAAAACCGATTTAGTATGTATAATTTGTATTGTGAACACCCTGTTATTATTCGTCATCCTCGTCTGAAGGATTTGTTACCCGTTTTTGGTTCGTATCGTACTTCTAATGGTTTGTATGATTTAACTCCGTCCCAGTGTCATACGTGGAAATATCGTTTTCCAGAGTGGTTATTTTCTGCTCGTAAGTGTGGTGTTACTCTTGATAATATTGATGATTTTCAAATCATTAATCTAAGAACTGGTGAGACTTCTCCTATGTTTATGGCTGTTCCTTGCGGTAAATGTATTCTTTGTCGTGATAAGAAAAAAAGAGAATGGTCTTTTCGTGCTACATGTGAGAATGTATTCTCTACTTCAATTCCTATTTTTGTGACCCTTACTTACAATAATAAACACCTCCCTAAACATGGTGTATTTAAGGAAGAAATACAGCTCTTTATGAAACGTCTCCGTATTCGTTTAGATCGTCTAGGTTATAAACATCAGATAAGATATTTCTTTTGTTCTGAATATGGTTCTAAGTCTGGTAGACCTCATTATCATGCTATTTTCTGGAATTTTCCTCGTGATGGTGCTTTGTCTAATATTTGGAATGTTGTTAAGATGATAGAAAAGGCTTGGTCTTATAATGGTGAATCTCTTGGATTTGCTTATGCTGTTCCTTGTGATAAAGGTGCTATTGGTTATGTGATGAAGTATATGTCTAAAATACCTCGTATTCCTGACAATATGAATAATGTGTTTTTCCTTTCATCTCGCAAAGATGGAGGAATAGGTGCTGCTTATGCTCGTCGTTTGATGCCTTTTTATCGTGCTAATCCTCAATGTCTAGATATAACTGTTTGTGACCCTTATAGTGGTATGTCTACTACTACTACTTTACCGGAATATTTTAAGCGTTTGTATTATCCTGCTAATTCTAGTGTATTATCCAAAGAAGTTCGTGACGCCTTTAAAAAGTTGTGTGATTGTATATCTGATAGGTATACTATTCATTGTGCAGGAAATTATACTGATAAGTTACGTTTTTCTGATATTGAGAAGAAAGTGCTCCGCAAGTATTCGTTTTTAAGTCCCAAGATTTGTAAGTATCCTATTGGTAAAAAGATGGATTATTATACCCAAATTCCTTGGCAGGCTCTCGATGATATATATGTTGCTAATGAGTGTGAAATAGCTTCCCTTTGTAGGTTTCTTATGCTTGAAAGTATTGATACGACTTGGTTCGAGATTCGTGATGAAATTTTACAAAAAAGACAACGTGCGTTAGACGTTCGTTTTTCTAGTATGCAACCTATTAATATAAATGATGTTAAATACAGGAAATTAAGTGCTCTAAAACTTGCAGAATTAAGAGAAAAGATTTAAATTTGCACTGTAATCAAAAAGATAATTGTTATGAGTAAACCTGTATGTTATAACTGGATTTTACGTATTGTTGACCAAAATGGTGAACGGTATGAGAGTAGAATGGATTATACGCTAGCTAATATGCGTAAATGCTTGAATTTTTGGCTCTCTAAACCTGGTGTTTTGAGTGTCTCTGCTTATAAACAATTTACTAATCTTTAATGTTTCACGTGGAACAATGGAAAAAAGAGCAATTTTAACTACATTACGCATTATGCGTAGGGCAACCCTAGAGCCTATTGTAGATGTAAAACTAGGTGTGTTTGAACGTCCCTCACAGTCTGAAAAGATTCGTGCGTCTCTTGTGGAATCCAATCCGGATTTTATATTTTTGGCTAAACATGAAGAATTATGTCCTAATTTATTTCCAGGTGATGAAGATAACGCCCAATCAATGGATAGAAATAGTTAAACTTATTTCTACTTTCGTAATAGGTATTATTACTACCTTGTTTGTACAAAGTTGTACTTTGTCTCTTAGCGTTGCTAAGAATAATAATAACGCTACACAGAAAACCGAACAGACTTCGACTTCTAGTGTAGATAGTACTCACGTAAATTTATATCGTTAATTATGGCTACTGGTGCTTTTGATGCTACTTTAGATGTTAACAATGAGATTAAGGTTAATAATTTTGATTGGTCTCACGCCAATAATTTGACTACTCAAATTGGTCGTGTTACTCCGGTGTTTTGTGAACTTGTTCCGGCTCATGGTTCGGTAAGAATCAATCCCCGATTCGGTTTGCAATTTATGCCTATGGTATTCCCTATTCAGACTCGTCTGCGTGCTCGTATGATGTTTTTTAAGTATCCTCTTCGTGCCCTCTGGGATGGTTATCGAGATTTTGTAGGTAACTTCCGTGAAGATTTGGAAGAGCCCT